ATATTACAGCAATTCGTAAAAGGTTAGAACAACTTCAAACTTCTAATACTAAAACTAACAATCTTTGGAAACCACAACCTGGTAAACAGGTAGTTCGTATTGTGCCTTATCAGCACAACAAAGACAATCCCTTCCAAGAACTTTTCTTTCATTATGACTTAGGCGGAAAGACTTATCTTTCTCCAATCACTTTCGGTCGTCCTGACCCGATTGAAGAGTTTGCTCAGAAACTACGTTCAAGTGGTAATAAAGAAGATTATCAGATAGCAAAGAAACTTATGGCAAAGATGAGAACATTTGCTCCTGTAATCGTTAGAGGTGAAGAGTCTGAAGGAGTTCGTTTTTGGGGCTTTGGTAAGATGGTTTATCAAGAGCTTCTATCTGTAATCGCAGACCCTGACTATGGTGACATCACAGATGCTATGAATGGTCGTGATGTAACGGTAGAATTTATTTCTGCTGAAGAAGCAGGAAAGAATTTTCCTGTCACTAACATTAGGGTAAAGCCGAATCAAACTCCTGTCACAGATGACGACAAACTTCTTGACAAGTTGTTGAATGAACAACCAAACATTCAAGAGATGTATCAGGAACGTTCTTATGAAGAACTAACTGAAGTTCTTAATAATTGGTTGACTCCATCTGATGATGAAAAGGAAGATGACGGTGATTCTGTAACTACTGAAGTTCTTTCACAGAAAACGGTAAAAGATACTTCAGAAGCGTTCGACCAACTCTTTAATAAGTAAACAATAAGAAACAGAGGTGGTTTCTAAGTAACGGAACCACCTCTATTGTAAAGGATATGTATGGGTAAGACTAAAGACGATTTAGCTAATATATTAGCTGATGGCTTAAACAAAAAATTCAAGAATTATAAAGTAGCATATTTTCTTGATGGTAGTGATTCAACTCCTACAGACATTCGAGAGTTTTTATCTACAGGTTCAAGTATATTAGATTTGGCTATTTCAAACAGACCTAATGGTGGTATTGCTGTTGGTCGTATAACTGAAATTAATGGATTAGAATCAAGTGGTAAATCTCTACTCGGTGCTCACATACTCGCAGAAACTCAAAAGAAAGATGGTGTTGCAGTTTATATAGATACTGAAACTGCAGTTAGTGAAGAGTTTTTACAAGTTATTGGTGTTGATAGTAAGAAGATGTTGTATCTACATTTAGAAACCGTAGAAGACATTTTCGAAGCTATTGAAGAGATTGTTACTAAGGTTCGTGAAAGTGACAAGAATAGGTTGGTAACTATATTAGTCGATTCAGTTGCTGCAGCATCTACTAAATTTGAGATTGAAGCAGACTTTGATAAAGATGGTTATGCCACACACAAGGCAATCATTATATCAAAAGCACTTCGTAAGATTACTCAAATGATTGGTAGACAACGTGTAGCACTTGTGTTTACTAATCAGTTAAGACAAAAACTTGGTGTTATGTTTGGAGACCCTTACACAACATCAGGTGGTAAGGCACTTCCTTTTCACGCTTCAACAAGACTTCGTTTAAAGAACAAAGGTCAAATAAAAGATGCACAAAAGAATACTATCGGTATGACTATAACTTCACAAGTTATAAAGAACAGATTAGGTCCGCCTTTGAGAAGAGCAGACTTTCCTTTGTACTTTGATAGAGGTATCGATGACAAAGCATCTTGGTTACAAGTGATGAAAGAATACAAACTTGTTAAACAAACAGGTGCTTGGTATACTTTAGAATATAAAGGACAAGACATCAAATTTCAATCAAAAGACTTCGAAGCTATCTTAGGAGAACACGAAGGACTTGAAGAAAAGTTATACAACGAAATTTGTAACGTTCTAATTTTAAAGTATGATACTTCAGCACTTGGATTAGATGATGTTGTAGAAACTGATAAACCTGTAGATGATATAGAGGACTTAGTATGAAAATATTAATAACAGGTGGAGCAGGATTCGTTGGCACTAATTTAATTAGTAAAATCTTAAAAGAACAACCTGAAGCCGATATTCAAGTGTTGGATAATTATTCAACAGGATATCATTATAATCAGATAGATAGTGATAGAGTTAAATATCACGAATTTGATGTAGCAGACTATTTCTTCAATAATCATTTAAATGATATATTGGGTGAATGGAAACCTGACATCATATATCATCTTGCGGCTTTAGCGAGAATACAGCCTTCTTTTAAAGAACCAATGAATACATTTTCATCTAACGTAGTAGGTACACAAAACATATTAGAATGGGCGAGAACGAATGGTAACATTCAAGTAGTGTATGCAGGTTCAAGTTCAACTCACGGAGACCATTTCGCAAATCCGTATACTTTTTACAAGTACAACGGTGAGTTGTTATGTGAACTATATTCTAAAGTCTATGACTTGCCTACTATAATAACAAGATTCTATAATGTTTATGGTGATTATATGATTCCTTCAGGTAGTGCATATGCGACCGTAATTGCTATATTCGATGAGTTAAAAGAAGCCGGTGAACCATTAACGGTTACAAACGATGGTGAACAACGAAGAGACTTTACTCACGTATTGGATATATGTAGTGCGCTGATTGCTTGTCAAGGAAGAACTGATTTGAAAGCAGAGTATTTTGAATTAGGTACAGGTAAAAACTATAGCATAAATGAACTTGTTGATTTGTATAAATCTGAAAGTGTTAATGTTGGTCCGAGACCAGGAGAAATGAAAGAGACTCTTTGTACAGATACAAATGCTCTTGAAATTTTAAATTGGAAAGCGACACACAAACTTGAAGATTACATAGCACAAAAAGTAAAGGAATATAATGAAAAAACGATACCTGAGTCTGTTTGACGAGATAAAAAATAATCCGTCAAAGCCAATGGAGTTAAATGACCATGTGTTAGTAATAGATGGTCTAAATAACTTTATCAGATGCTTTAGTGCTATTCCTATGATGAGTGATAATGGTTATCACGTAGGAGGACTAATAGGGTTCTTGAGGTCGTTGAGTTATATAATAAAACTTATACAGCCTACAAGAATCCTCATAGTCTTTGATGGAAAGGGTGGTTCACAAAAAAGAAGAAAACTTTTTCCTGACTATAAAGCAAATCGTGCTTTTAAATCTAAACTAAATCGTAAAGTAGAGTTTAGTAACGAAGGCGGTGAAAGACAATCTATGATACAACAGATGTCACGATTGATGGAGTATTTAGATTGTTTGCCTGTACAAACTTTTTCGCTTGACAATATGGAGGCAGATGATGTAATTTCATATGTAGCAAATAAGGGAAAGTTTACCCGTTGCACCATAATGTCTACAGACAAAGACTTTCTACAATTAGTAGACGATAGGATAAATGTATATAGTCCTTCAAAGAAGAAGTTATACAATACTGAAACTTTGATGGAAGAGTATAACATTCATCCTGAGAATTTTTTAATGTATAGAATGGTAGATGGTGACAAGTCTGATAATATAGATGGTGTACGTGGTATAGCATTGAAGACTTTATTAAAGATTTGTCCTGAGATGTCAACTGAACCTGTAGCTTTGAAAGAGTTAGTTAGTAGAGATAATAGATTAGAAAATAATTTAGACATTTTGAAAAGAAATTTTGAATTAATGCAATTGTCGGATATAATTATAAGTGGTAATGCGAAACAAAAGATTCTTGACTTTGTTGAACAAAAGCCAAACTCTTTAAATAGTTTCAAATTTCGTCAAATGTATTTAGAAGACGGATTCTCAAACGAGATTAAAAACTTAGAAGTATGGTTGAGAGAAAGTTGGTCAACCTTGGACACACTTACACGTAATGGGTAGAAAGATAAAATACAAAACTGAAGAAGAAAAACGACAAGCCCAATTAAAGTGGTCACAAACTTATTATCTAAAAAATAGACAAAGAGTTTTAGATAAAGCTCGAAAACGATATATGAATAAAAAAAGTGAAAAGTTAAAAAAGGAACTCTATGGCGAGTAAAGAAAATTTAAATCAGTATAGCCCTACATTTCAATCAAAGGTTATATCTTCTTTATTAAGTGATAATACTTTTATAGCTCAGATTTCAGATATTATGAATCCTGACTATTTTGAATCTGATTCAAATAAATTTTTAGTTAAAAGTATTATGGAGTATTTCGTAGAGTATAAAACGGTTCCTACACTTGAAGTATTAAAAATTAAAACAGATGAAATACAGAATGATGTTTTAAAAGTAGCAGTAGTAGAAAGTTTAAAAGAATCTTGGCGATACATAGAGGCTACAGACTTACAATTTGTAAAAGAAAAAGTTCTTGACTTTTGTAAAAATCAAACTTTAAAAAATGCTATTATAGAGAGTGTTGATTTACTTGAAAGTAAAGACTATGATAATATAAAGAAAATTATTGATGATGCTCTACGTGCAGGTAGTGATAGAAATCTTGGACACGAGTATCTAATTTCACTTGAAGAACGATTAACTCAATCATCAAGAGATACAATTAAAACAGGTTGGGATACTATTGATGAAGTTATGGATGGTGGATTAGCAGGCGGAGAGTTAGGAGTTATTGTAGCTCCTGCGGGTATTGGTAAGTCTTGGACTCTTCAAGCATTAGGTGCTAATTGTGTTCGTGGAGGAATGAATGTAGCACATTATACATTAGAATTAAATTCAAGTTATGTTGGACTAAGATATGATACAATATTCTCAGGAGTTCCGACAGGTAATTTAAAATTTTATCAAGAAGACGTACAAAAGAAATTATCAGCATTAGAAGGTTATTTATTAATAAAGTATTATCCAACACGAACCGCATCAGTACAAACACTTGCGGCACATATCAAACAGATGGAGTTACAAGGTAAACTTCCTGATATGATTCTTGTTGACTATGCTGACATACTAAAACCTATTGGTAACTTCACAGAACGAAGACATCAACTTGGTAACATATACGAAGACTTGAGAGGTATGGCAGGTGAATTTGATGTTCCTATTTGGACTGCTTCTCAAGCAAATCGTTCAGCACTTGAAGAAGATGTGATTGATGCAAGTAAAGTAGCTGAAGATTATAGTAAGGTGATGACTGCTGACTTTGTTATGAGTATGAGTCGTAAGGTAGAAGACAAGATAGCAAACACAGGTAGATTTCACGTAATCAAAAACAGATTTGGTGTTGATGGTATTACATTTCCTGCAACAATAAATACTAATACAGGACACATACAAATATTCGACAAACAGACTCAACAAGGTAAAGACGTGCAAGGTAAGATGAATAATCACGATGAATTTTTACGAAAAACTCTCGGTCAAAAATATAAAGATTATAAAACTAATAATAATGATATGAAAGGGTTTGATTAAAATGAATATATATTCTAATTATAAATGTTACAAGGCACAGAAGAAATAAGGATACAAAGTAATGGATAAATTCAAACTCTCAGACAATTTTATTAACGGATATAAACGGAAAAAAGCACCATTTGGTTTTAATGGTCTCGGTGAATTAGTTTATATGAGAACATACTCAAGAATTAAAGATGATGGAAAAAACGAAAGATGGTGGGAAACGGTACAGCGTGTTGTAGAGGGTACTTACAATATGCAAAAGAATTGGATTGAATCACATCAATTAGGGTGGAATGCGTGGCAAGCTCAAAAGTCTGCTCAAGAAATGTATGAGCGTATTTTTCAAATGAAGTTCTTGCCTCCCGGACGCGGTCTGTGGGCTATGGGTACACCAATCACAGAACAAAAGGGTTTATATGCCGCCCTAAATAATTGTGCCTTTGTATCAACAAAAACACTTAAAGAAGATTATGCTAAGCCATTCTGTTTCTTAATGGATGCGAGTATGTTAGGTGTTGGTGTTGGATTCGATACAAAAGGTGCTGGAGAGATAATAGTTAAAGGAATAGACAAAGATAAAAATAATCAAGTCTTTGAGATACCTGATACAAGAGAAGGTTGGGTTGAGTCAATGAAACTATTATTAGAAAGTTACTTTCACGGACAAGCTCCTGTAGAATTTGATTATACAAAGATAAGACCTGCAGGTGAACCTATCAGTGGATTTGGTGGTGTTGCAAGTGGACACGAACCATTAGAAGAAGTACACGAAGATATAAGAAAAGTACTTGAAAAGAATAGTGGAGAGCCAATTACAATAACAACAATCGTAGATATAATGAATCTAATTGGTAAATGTGTTGTAGCAGGTAATGTAAGAAGAACTGCTGAGATTGTATTCGGTGACCCTAATAGTGAAGAATATTTAGATTTAAAGAATTATAAAGTTAATCCTCATCGTGACCAATATGGTTGGACATCTAACAATAGTATATTTGCTGAGTTAGGGATGGACTACACAGAAGCCGCGAAGAGAATAAATGATAATGGAGAACCAGGATTTGCTTGGTTAGACAATATGAGAAAGTACTCAAGAATGAAAAACGGGGGTGATGATAAAGACCACAGAGCTATGGGAGGCAACCCTTGTTTAGAGCAGACACTTGAGTCTTATGAGTTATGTTGTTTAGTAGAAACGTTTCCTGACAATCACGATGATTTTGAAGATTATGCACGTACCCTTAAATATGCTTATCTTTATGCTAAAACGGTTACGTTAGGTAGAACTCATTGGAGTGATACAAACAGAGTGATGTTAAGAAACAGAAGAATTGGTTGTAGTGTTAGTGGTGTCGCACAATTCATTACTAACAGAGGTTTAGATGAACTCAAAGAATGGTTAAACGATGGGTACGATGTTATTCAAAAGTGGGATAAACAATATTCAGATTGGATGGCTGTACCTAATTCTATAAAAACTACAAGTGTAAAACCGAGTGGAACGGTATCTCTATTAGCAGGTGCCACACCTGGTCTCCATTATCCTGAATCAAGATTTTACATAAGAAGAATCAGAGTTTCAAAACATTCAGAATTATTAGAACCAATGAAGAAAGCAGGTTATAAAGTAGAACCCGCATTTGGTTCTGAAGACACAACAATGGTTGTAGAAGTTCCTGTAGATGTCGGAGAAGGCATCAGAACTGCAGGAGAACTTTCAATATGGGAACAATTTAGTCTTGCTGCATTTATGCAAAGACATTGGGCTGACAATCAGGTTAGTTGTACGGTGACGTTCAATCCTGAAACTGAATCAGAACAGATTGCTCCTTGTTTGAATTATTATCAATATCATCTAAAAGGTATAAGTCTGTTGCCAAGACACGATTATGGTGCTTATCCTCAGATGCCTTACGAAGCTATTGATGAGAAGACTTATCAGAAACAGGTTTCAAAGTTAGGTAAGTTATCATTTGGCGTGATTAAACACGAAGAAGCAGAAGTAGATAAATTCTGTAATAATGATTCGTGTGAAATTATTCCAATGACAGGTGATAACGATGACCAAGAATATGCAAATTAACAAAAAGCGGACAGGCAGACGACACACCTGTAGAAAAATGTGTCAATGTTCAACACAACAATAGGAGAATGATTATGAATTATCGTAATCTAATCTCAGTTCTAATGATGTCTTTTACTATTGTCTTTGGACAAGCAGTAACAGGATACGTTGGTACTGAAGATGGTCCACTCGTTGGAGCGAATGTAGTTGTTGAAGGAACTGAACTTGGTGGCGTTAGTGATGACGCTGGTAAATTTGTTATAGAGACAGGTTCAGGTAACTTTGATATTACTGCATCGTACATCGGGTACATCGCCCAAACACAAAGCGTGGAGGTAGGCGATATAGTTGCTTCAGTTAGCTTCAATTTAGTAGCTGACGTTGTAGCACTATCAGCATTAGAGGTCTTGGCTTCACGTGCTGATGAAACAACACCTGTTGCTTATACGAATGTTAGTAAAGAGGAAATGGAAATCAGACTTGGTTCACAAGACATTCCAATGATTCTTAACACTACACCTTCAGTATATGCAACTCAACAAGGTGGCGGTGCGGGTGATGCTCGTATCAATGTACGTGGTTTCAACCAAAGAAATGTTGCTGTGATGATAAACGGTGTTCCCCAAAATGATATGGAGAACGGATGGGTTTATTGGTCTAATTGGGATGGAGTAGGAGATGCTACTTCTTCAATTCAGATGCAAAGAGGTCTATCAGCTGTTAATCTCGCAACACCATCAATTGGTGGAACTATGAACATAATAACTGACCCTGCGGCTCAAGAAAAAGGCGGTAAGTTCAAGCAGGAAGTTGGAGAGGGTGGATTTCTTAAAACCACTCTGAACTATAACTCAGGTCTTATCAAAGATAAGTTAGCTTTGAGTGGAACTATAGTTCGTAAAACAGGTGACGGATTCATCGATGGAACTTGGACAGATGCTTGGGCATACTACGTAGGTGGTTCATATGCTGTAAGTGATGACCAACGTTTTGAATTGTATGCAATTGGAGCCCCACAACGTCACGGTCAGAATCTATATAAACAGAATATTGCTACTTACTCACAAGAGTTAGCAGGTAGTATTGATGGATATAATGATTCTGCTTATGTTTCAGGCGAAAAGTTTGAATACGAAGCAGGTAGATTCTTTAATCAGAATTGGGCGCCTGTAGACCCATCATACAAAGGTAAACAATATTGGTATATGTATGGTGCGAGAACTACAGATAGAAAAAATTCTGATATGTTAAATGAAAGAGAAAACTTCTTTCATAAGCCTCTTGTCAATTTGAATCATTTTTATGATATCAATGAAGAGATGAGGTTAAGTTCTGTTCTGTATTGGTCAGGTGGTTCAGGTGGTGGAACAGGAACTTATGGTAGCGTAAGTAGACAACCCGCGATAGAAGGAAGCCCTTGGTATGCAAGTTCACCTTGGACTTGGGATTGGAATGCTGAGATTGCTCAGAACTCTGCTAATGTAGATTCTGCTTTCTCTGATGTTGAAAATCGTTCAACAGGTATTCTTCGTAATTCAATCAATAGACAAAACACTTACGGTTTAATTTCAAAGTTAAACTATGATGTCTCAGACGAACTTGAAGTTCAAATTGGTATTGATTGGAGAACTGCAGGTATTGAACACGCTCGTGAAGTTCGTGATTTACTCGGCGGTGACTACTATGTAGATTATGCTGATGATAATGCACCTGATGGAAAAGTTGTTCGTTTAGGTGACATCATCGCTTATCACAACGAAACAACGGTTGATTGGTTTGGAGCTTTCTTACAAGGTCAATATTCTACAGAGAAGATTAATCTTTATGGTATGGGTGGTATTTCTACTATCGGATATACTTACAAAGATTTCTTTTCAGTAGAACAAGAACTTGTAGAGGCACCATCTATTACTACTTTTCAAGTTAAAGGTGGTGGTAGATATAATCTTGATGACAGACTTTCAGCATTTGCTAATGTTGGGTATGTTCAGAAGCCACCAATCTTAGATAATGTTATTGATTATGATGGTAACATATCTTCAAATCCTGATAACGAAAAATTCACATCCTTTGAAGTAGGTGGTGAATATGGAAGTGACTTGGTTGCTATCAAGGGTAGTTTTTATAACACTCAATGGAAAGATAGAAACCTTACTAAGTCTGTTACTACAGGACAAGGTGACTCAGGTGATACTGACATCATTTATCTTACAGGTGTAAATCAAAGCCATAGTGGTTTTGAGATTGAGTCTAAAGTTGCTCTACACGAAATGGTAGACTTAGACTTATCTGTTAGTATTGGTGATTGGTATTTTGATGGCGATGCCAAAGGTGATTATACAGAGATGGAATACAATGATGATAATCAAATCATTGGACAAACATCTACAGAGTATCAGTATGCTCTTAATAATCTAAAAGTTGGTGATATGCCACAGACTGCTTATGTAGGAGGTCTTACAATTAAGCCTATTGAAGGTTTAAGAGTACAAGGTCTTTACAGATGGTACGACAATCATTATTCTGATTGGAGTCCTGATAGTCGTGAAGTTGAAGGTGATGCTGATAGAAGTCAAGTATGGAAGACTCCATCTTATGGTAAGTTAGATATACATACTTCTTATAAGTTACCTGAAATAGCAGGACTTGATATGACACTTAGCGCTCATATCTTCAACGCACTTGACGATGTTTACATCCAAGATGCAGTTGATAATTCAAAGTATAATGGGTATGGTGACAAAGTTCACGCAGCTCATAATGCTGAAGTATTTCTTGGTACTCCAAGAAGCTTCAATGTTGGCCTATCGGTCAATTTCTAAAATGATAAATTGGGGGGATTTATTTCCCCCCATTTATTTCAAAAAACACTTGACCTGTATAAGGTTTTATGATTATATTACAACGTAAATTGAGAGAGTACAACTATGAATACACTAAGAATTAAAGTCTTGGATGAATCTTTAGAATCGTTATATAAGAAAAGAGTTAACGTAGAAGGAGATGCAGGAGTTGATTTATATTTTCCTGAAGAAGTTATTATACCCGCAAAAGCATTAGGATTAAAAGTAGATTTAAAGATTCAAGCAGAGATGGTTCAAGCAGTAAATCAATCTCTCGTTAATAATATACCAAAAGAAATGTTGAGTGGTTTATTAAATATAGAAGATAGACATTTATCATATATGGTCGTGCCACGTTCTTCTATTATAAAAACACCATTAAGAATGTCTAATAGTGTAGGAATTATGGATGCGGGATACAGAGGTAACTTTATGGTTCCTATAGATAATTTATCTGATGAAGACTTTGTAATTGAAAAACATACAAGACTATTTCAAGTAGTATCATCTAATTTAGATAATATTGATGTAGAATTAGTTAATCATTTAAGTTCAACGACACGTGGTTCAGGTGGATTTGGCTCTACAGGTAATTAATGTATCAGAATATTTATTTCGACATAAAAACTAAGAAAGTTCATCTATGGGATGACGTAAGAGGTTATGAAACTTTTAAGTTCAAACCTTATGCGTATAAGAAATCTCCTACAGGTAAATATACTTCTTTGTTTGGTGATAAGTTAACAAAAGTATTTGATTATGACCCTAAAGAAAAAGGATTATTTGAATCAGATGTACCTGCTGAGACTCGTGTATTAGTTGATAGGTATGCTGACTCAGACGAAATATCAAAAGGACATAGAACTTTCTTTTTTGATATTGAGGTAAAAGTTACAGAAGGATTCCCAAGTCCTGATGAAGCTCCTAATGAAATAACATCTATTGGTTTCAACGATTGTAGAGATGACTCATATCATTGTTTAGTATTAGACCCGGAGAAAAAAGTTGATTTAAATCATCCTGATATATTAAGAAACAATTTTAATGTAGAGATATTCGATACTGAATTTAAAATGTTACAAAGATTCTTTGCGAGATATCGAGAAATTAATCCGACTATCATATCAGGTTGGAACACAGAAAAGTTTGATGTTCCTTACTTATACAATCGTGCTTGTAAAGTTGTAGGTAAGAATGTAGCATCTATGTTAAGTCCTATAGGTGTTGTACAATGGTCTACGTTTAAAGAGAAACACAAGATAGCAGGTGTGTCACATTTAGATTATTTATTTTTATATCGTAAGTTTACGTATACAGAGAAGTCAAGTTATAGATTAGATGCTATAGCAGAAGAAGAGATAGGTGAAAATAAAGTTGAATACGAAGGCACACTTAATGATTTGTATGATAATGACAGAACACAATTTGTATTATATAACGTACAAGACGTTGCAATAGTAGATAGACTTGATAAAAAATTAGATTTTATAAGTATTACACAAGCTCTATGTCACTCAGGTCACGTTCCTTATGAGAATGTGTTTACATCATCAAGATATCTTGAGGGAGCAATATTAGTTTATTTAAGAAAACTTGGAATTGTAGCTCCTGACAAAAAGCCTAAGCCTAAAGTAGCAGACGACTTTCAGTTTGCAGGAGCATATGTTGCTGACCCTCAGAAAGGTAAACACGATTGGGTATTTGATTTAGATGTAACTTCTATGTATCCTTCTGTTATTATGTCTTTGAATATTTCTCCTGAAACTAAATTAGGAAAACTAACAGAGTGGGAACCACAAGATTTTATTCGTGAAGTTGAGAAGACGTATGTAATTCAAGATGACTATGAAAACGAAGTAGCATCAATGAGTTATTCTGATTTCAAACAATATGTTACAGAAAACAAAATATCTATATCAGCAAATGGTGTATTATATCGTAATGACAAAGCAGGATTGATTCCTGCTATACTTTCTAAATGGTTTGATGAAAGAGTAGAGTATAGAAAGTTAGCTAAGAAGTATGGTAATGATGGTAATACAGAACGTTATGAATATTTTGATAGAAGGCAGTTGATTCAAAAGATTATGTTAAATAGTTTGTATGGTGTTCTTGGTCTATCTGTATTTAGATTTTATGACATTGATAATGCAGAGGCTACTACACTAACAGGTCAATCACTAATTAAGTTTAGTAGGACAATTACAAATCATTTTTACAATGAACAATTAGGAACAGACGAAGACTACGTAATATATATTGATACAGACTCAATCTTTGCATCAGCACTTCCGTTGGTAAAACATAGATACCCTAAAGAAAATGTAAACTCAAAGCCTATGATGACTAAACGTATTCTTAGTATCGCATCAGAACTTCAAGAGTATCTAAATAATAGTTATGATTATTTCGCACAAAAGTTTTGTAATATTAACGAACATAAATTTGAAATCAAACAAGAGGTTATAGGTATATCAGGATTGTTTATAGCAAAGAAACGATATGGTATGAAGATTATTAACGACAATGGTGTTGAAGTAAACAAGATGTTAGTAAAAGGTATCGATACGGTACGGTCAAACTTTCCTAAAGCCTGTGGTAAACTTTTAAAAGAAGTTCTTGATGATGTTCTTGCCAACGTTCCTAAAGAGAAAATTGATGAAAGAATTTTGAATTTTAAATCTTCTATGAACACGATGCCTATTGATAATATATCGATGCCTACAGGTGTTAAAAGTTTGAGTAAGTATGTAGAACGTAAAGCAGAAGGTCAAACATTCAGTACTTTTAAATCAGGAGCTCCTGTACACGTTAAGTCTGCTGTAAATTATAATGATTTATTATTACATTTTGAGATTTCTAAGCAATATTTATTTATAAGTTCAGCTGAAAAAATCAGATGGGTTTATCTCACAAAAAATCCATTAGGTATCGAAAGTTTAGCATACAAAGGTTATGAAGACCCGAAAGAAATTCTTCAATACATTCGTGATTATATTGACTATGAAAAAATGTACGATAAAAACTTATTTCGTAAAATTATGATGTTTTATGAAGCAATGGGTTGGTCTCAGCCTGTAGATAAAAAATTTACATTAGAGAGGTTCTTTTGATAAAAATATTTTACAATTCAATGATAGCTTGTAAACATTGTGCTTGGGCTGTTTCTTTTATGGAAAGATACAAATTTGAATACAAGACTATTGATATATCACAACCTGATAATAAAAAAGAATATGAGAAAGCAGAAGATACTTTACACAATCTTAAAGAAGACATAGGTATACTTCCTTTTGTAATGATTAATGATGATGTAGGATTCACAGGGTTTCCTTCAACAGAAACAGAATATAAAATTTTAGAATATATAAACGCAATAAATTAAATAGAAGAGGTTATAAATGAATAGAACATACTTAGATAGTTTCATATCAAAATATCATCTTGGAGGATTAATATCAAATACGGTATGGAGAGTTAAAGACAATGTTTTAAAAACAGACTTTACTACAGAAGGTAAAGAGATGTTAGGTTCAGTAAGATTTAATAATTTTACACAGCCTGATGCTGATTTAGGTATTGTAGATACTGAAAGATTAATTAGAATATTATCAGTTTTGAATGGAGATTGTACTCTTGATTATCAAAAAGTTCAAGATAGAATCATTGCAATGACATTGAAAGATAATAATGCTGAGGTTAAATTCAATCTTGGTGATTTATCTATATTTCCTACTGACCCTAAACTAAAAAATATTCCACCATTTGAGTTAGTTATGGAGATGAATAAAAGTTCTGCAAGTGCTTTTGTTAATGGATGTAATGCTATAACAGAGAGTAATCATTTTACGATTGTAGAAAATGGTGATGATTGTGAAATTATTGTAAACTATGATAGAACAAAAAATCTTGATATGGTTAGAGTTCCTGTTAAAGTTGTTACTCCAGGTGATATAGGAGAAAAGTCTTTTTCATCTTTACACTTAAAGAGTGTTATAAGTGCTAATAAAGAAGCAGATACTATTTCTTTATCAGTAAGTTCTGCAGGACTATTGAAGTGTTCTTTTATCAATAAAGAATATAGTGCAGATTACTATCTTGTCGCAATGGATAAATAATGAGTAAAACAAACACACTTTGGGTAGAAAAATATCGACCTGATGTTCTTGAAAATTACATTGGTAATGAACATCTCAAGAATCAGATATCGAAAAACATAGAAGAAAGTGATTTGCCTCACTATCTGTTTCATGGACAAGCAGGTACAGGTAAAACTACACTTGCAAAGATTCTTGTAAAAAACATTGATTGTGATTATCTTTATATCAATGCTTCAGACGAGAACAATGTAGACAATATCAGAACTAAGGTTAAAGGTTTTGCTATGACATATTCTACTGCTATATCTAATATTAAAATTGTTATATTAGATGAGTGTGACTTTATGTCCGTAAATGCACAAGCCGCACTTAGAAATCTGATGGAATCATATTCGGCACATTGTAAGTTTATATTGACTTGTAACTACAAAGAAAAAGTTATTGACCCTCTACAAAGTAGATGTCAAGACTATGAGTTGATTCCACCTAATAGGTCTGAAGTAGGTAAACATTGTGTTAAAATACTTGAATCAGAAAGCGTGGAATATGATGTTGAAACTATTGCAACAATCATTGACGCTTGTTATCCTGACATCAGAAGAGTAATTAATTATCTTCAAAAACAATCTATTAATGGTAAGTTAAATTCTAATGTAGAAGAGTTACAAGATTCAGATTACAAGTTGAAACTGATTGAACTATTAGGAGACAAGTCACTAAACAAGAAAGATGCCTTTGTGTCTATACGTAAATTATTAATGAAGAATAAAGTTAGAGACTTTACTCCTCTGTTTAGTTTGTTGTATGATAGATTGGATAAATTGACAAATGAGAACGGCAAAAAAGCTGAGTTGATTTTATTATTAGCACGTTATCAAAATATGGATAGTATGGCAGTTGATAAAGAAATTAATATAATGGCTATGTTTGTAGAAATGTTAGGAGTACTAAAATGAATCAACCCGGAATGCAAGTAGACATAGACAAAGCTACAGATTTAGTTTGTCAATGTGGTAGTAAACTTTTTAGACCTGTTATGAGATTAAAAACTTTATCAGCATTAGTATCACCAACAGGACAAGAGGCTATGATTCCTATTCAAGTCTATGCTTGTATCAAATGTGATACGGTACCTGATAAGTTTAATGAGGAAATAGATGGCATCAGTTAAAAGTTTCTATGACTTTTTAAAACGATTAACGAAGTTTGGATATCATCACAACGAGAACTTTTGGAAATCACTTGATGATACTAAAAAGAAATATAGTCAATATATGATTAATCGTTATTTGTCAATGGAATCTGATTTCATCACGTTAGTAAATGATATACAGATAATGCAAGGTTCGTCAAAACTAAAAGACAAGTATCACTTTTTATTGTGGTCAGAGTTATTGCCGAACAAGAATATTTTTTTTAAATACATAGGTAAGGATAAGAGTATGAATTGGCCTAAACAATGGATAGAGATAGTTTCAAGACATTTTGAAATATCTACTACAGAAGCAACTGATGCTATGGAAATGTATATGGTATCTGAAGGCGGTAAGTTAGAACTATATGAAATATTAACAAGATACGGCATAGCCGAAAAAGACATACGTAAGGTATACGATTATGAATCTTAGAGAACGACAAGCAAGCGAAGGTTACAGAAACTTTCACGAAATGTTAATGAAAGAGTTAGAGTGGGGTATTAATACAGATACAAACACTTTATACTTAGCAGGTGATATTGGAGGTGAGACTTTACACTCAGGTGCAATACATATGGACATACTACATAGATTTAATCCTAAATCAGATATAAATCTTAACATTAATTCATTTGGTGGTGATACGTATGCTATGTTTGGACTTGTAGATAAGATGAGAAGTTTACCTGTAAAGGTAAATACTATTTGTCTTGGTACTTGTATGAGTGCAGGAGCAGTAATACTTGCCGCAGGTACAGGAACACGTAAAGCACACAAACATTCAAGTATAATGGTTCACGATGGACAGGTTGGTATACAAGAAAAAGTAGCTGACTTTCAAAGAGCATCAGAACACTTCAAAGACTTGACAGATAGATGTAATAAATTAATGGCAGAAGTTACAAAAAAAGACTTTGAATATTGGGAAAATATTAATAAATTCGATAGTTATCTAACTGCTGAACAAGCACTTGAAGTAGGTATAATTGACGAAATAATATGAGCGCAGAAAAAGTATATAACTTTCCTAACTTAGTCTATCCGTCTAAACCTGATTTGATAATCAGAAATATTTTAAGTGAAGACGAATGTGATTTTCTAAGAAAATGTACAGACGTTTTTGAAGAAGATACTTCACCAATCGTAACTCTTCGAAGAGAGAAGAAAGGTCTATATCAAGTTGACAGACAATATTGGACTTTTAGAGAGTATCCTGTTTGGTTTAATAAACTTTGGAAAAAGATAAGAAAATATTATCAACACGATATTCGTAGACCAAGACACTTGCATATAATGAAGTACAGAAAACCTGGTGATGGATTAGAATGGCACTCTGAAGGAAGAATAAGTTATGTATCTTTTTCTATTAATTTAAGTGACTCTACTGAACACGAAGGCGGTGATTTAGAAGTAAAAGATATACCTGATTTGAAACTAAACAAAGGTGATGGAATAGCTTATTCAGGTAAAAGTGTTCATCGAGTTACTCCATTAATCAGTGGAACTAAGTATAGTTTCGTAGCTTGGTTTAAAGATGTTTCGAGAATGAAAGAGGTTTATAAAAAACCTTTTCCGTATGATAAAGAAAAGAAAACATAGGAGTTGTAATGGCAACAGCAATAAAAGAATCTTCAACTTATGTAACTGATAAAGCACATCCAATAGTAGAACAGATGGAAAAAGAATGGCCTGAGATGACAGATGAGTTTAAAAGATTACAAAGAGAACAATACGAATTATTTTGTAGAAAACAACACGATTATGGTCCAAGTAATATTTCAGTTGGTACTATGTTAGTAAACGAAGAAGAAGTTCATTTATCACTTACAGGACTTTGGTTTCGTATGAATGATAAGATTCAAAGATTGAAAAATATGTTGATGAGTCGAAGAGATACAGCAGTTGATGAACCTTTAGAAGATGCTTATCTTGATGTTAGCAACTATGGTATTATGGCAACAATCGTAAAGAATGGTAAGTGGGGTAAGTAATGGAGTGGTATTACATCTTTGGAATATTATTAATGTTATTTAGTGTAGATGGCATTGATTGGTTAGCAGACAAAATACAAGATAAGTTTAAGAAATGAAGCAAGTAAGTTATAGTCAATATTCACTTTGGAATCAATGTCCTTATCAGTGGAAGTTACAATACGTAGACAAGATTAAAACAAGTGAGCCTTCAATACACACTATCTTTGGTAGTGCTATGCACGAAGTAATTCAACTTTATCTTGGATGTATGTATAACTTTACTGCTAAAGAAGCAGACCAACAAAACTTAGAAGATTTACTAAGACGTAAAATGAAAGAGTTTTATGAAAAAGAAATAGTAGAAACTGAGAAGTTACACTTAGTAAAAAAAGAAGATATGGTTGAGTTTTATGAACAAGGGTTAGAGATAATAGATTGGTTCAGAAAGAAACGTAATCAATACTTCAGTAAAAGAAGTTGGACACTTCTTGGCATAGAAGAAAGATTGGCTATACCTATACGTGGTGATTTACACTTTCTTGGATTTCTTGATGTAGTGATGAAAGATGAGATAAGTGGTAAGATAAAAATCATTGACATCAAGACAGCAACAATGGGATGGAATAAATATCAGAAGGCAGATGCTGTAAAGAGTGACCAATTATTATTGTACAAAGAATACTATGCTAAGAAACATAACGTTCCTGTGGATATGATTGATATTGAGTTTTTAATCTTCAAAAGAAAGTTGTATGAGAATATGGACTTTCCTCAGAAGAGAATACAAAGACACGTTCCTGCTAATGGTACTCCAAGTATGAATAAGATGAGAGCAAGATTTGAAGAGTTCTTAGATGCTTGTTATGATGAAACCGGAAAGGTTAAAAACATAGAATACGAAAAATGTGTCGGAAAATGTAAAGCTTTCACAAAGTGTAAGGATTTATGATGTCAAGATATTTAAGAAAAATATGGCATCGAGATAGAGAGATGTCGTTTATTACTGATGAAAAAGATTCAGGATTTGCTGATATGCGAGCCGCAACTCTTCTTACAAAAGAACCTGAAACTATAAAATGGTTAGATACTTTAAATCCGAATGATGTGTTTTGGGATGTAGGTGCTTGTCTCGGCACGTATACTATTTATGCGGCTATAATGGCTGAGTGTAAAGTATATGGATTTGAACCATCAGCAAACAACTTTTTTAGATTACAACAAAATGTATTTTTAAATGAAGTAGAAGATTTAGTATCAGTATATCCTATAGCAATAGGAACAAAATTAAAATATGACTCTTTACTTTACAATCAACCTTACGTAATAGGTAGTAGTGGTAATGATGTCAAATCAAGTAAATATGCAAGAAAGCCGAATAGACACAGAGGCGGATGTGTTGTGGATAGTATAAATAATCTTGTAAATAGAGGATTAGAGTATCCGACTTATTTAAAAATAGATGTAGATGGTACGGAGCCCGATGTAATCAATGGTGCTTTAAAAGTATTGCCTAATCTAAAATCAATTTTAATAGAACTATATTCTACTAAAAAGAATGATTTAAAATTAGTAAAGAAGATTGAATCACGTGGATTTTATTTAGATGAAGAGCTTTTTAATATATCTGCAGAAAGACACGATAAAACAGAACGATGGAGTGGTATGCGAAATTATATTTTTTGGAGTAACAATGCAGTATAGAGATGTAAAAGTAAGTGTAAGAATGTTATTAGATGATTTTATTGAACCACCTTTCAGAGATTATGTGGTTTACTATCTACAAAAGATTGAACAAACTTTAAAATTAAGAGTACATCACGTTTTTATTTATGATGATGTTGAGACTATGAAAGCAAAAGAATTTTCTGATTTCATAACAGATAAACTAACACATAAAACAGAAATCATACCAATAAAAAAGGTCAGACCACAAGACCATATATGGATGAACATATTGCCTAACAAACATAAAGACATAGGACAATATACATATGCTTCTTTTTACGATGAGCCTACAGAGATATTTACAGGATTGAAATCATTTGAGAAAGCAGCTGTTTTCGTAACATCACCCAAACCGGAAAAGGAAGAATGGAAAAAACAAAAGTAGCAATAATAGGTAGTCGAGAATACACAAATAAAAGAAAGATACAGGAGTTTATTTTTAGATTAAAAGAAAAGTATAAAGGAGAAGTTGTAATTGTTTCAGGCGGAGCAAAGTATGGTGCTGATAAATATGCTAAGAGATATGCTTTAGATTTTGGATTAGAGTATCACGAGTTTCCTCCTTATCACGAACCTTACAATATGCATTGTGTATTAGAAAGATTTTTTTATGGTAAGCCTTACAATGTAGGGAACTATCA